GCTATCACTAAGCAAGCTGGTAGTACTCTCTCCACAAAATCTTCATCAACCAACGCATCCACAGTATATCACTTAGATTCTAATGCGATATACAGAAATGGATGGGAACAAACTCATGTTAAGGCATCCAATGATGCTATCTTGCAGATTGTATCTGTGTTTGCTATTGGTTACAATCAGCAGTTTGCGATGCTGTCTGGTGCTGACGCATCAATTACTAACTCCAACTCTAACTTCGGTCAGTTAGCACTTGTTGGTGATGGATTTAAAGCAGAGGCATTTGATAAAGACAACAAAGCCTTCATTACATCAATCATCACACCAAAAGCAATTCAAGCAACTGAACAGAATGTTGATTGGTTGAGAATTGATGTTGGTGTTACCACTTCTGTTGGTATCTCATCTCACCTGTATCTTCTTGGATTTAAGGACGAGAACGTTCTTCCTTCTACCGTCACTCAAGGTTTCAGAATTGGTGCTCAAGCAGAAGCAGGAGAAATTCAGGGTGTTGGTATTAAGTCAGACAGATTGTTTATGAATCTGACTGACATCACTGGATATGGAACCAGTGAAGCTCAAATTATGATGACTAGTGATAAGAGTGTAACAGCAAAACGGATGTATCTTGTTACATCTGGTCCTACTAGTAATGAATTAACGATTGGAACTCATGGTATTCAGACTGGTGAGAAGATCCTTATCAGAACCAATAGTGGTGATTTACCTGAAAACGTTGAACCAAATACTGTATACTATGCTATCAGAAGTAGTTCTACTAAGATTAAGATTGCTGCTACTCTGAATGAAGCAAATGCCATGGAGGCATTGACAATTTATGGTGGAACAGATTTAGTTGTAATTACTAGAGTTACTGATAAAACTGCTGGTGATATTGGACACCCAGTACAATATGATACGGTAAATTCTCAATGGTACATTGAGTCTACTATTGATAATGAAATTTTCACCGCACTTAATCAACTTGGTGAAGATGGTCTTAAAGATAATCCAGCAAGCACATTTGTTAAGAGAATAGCTGATACGAGAAGTATTGATGAAAAATTATACAAACTTAGAATTGTTGTTCCAAAAGAAATTGCTAATGCAAAGACTCCTGAAAATGGATTTGTAATTCAGCAATCTAGTTCAACAGGTGCTAGAGATAATGATGATTTTAGTGCTACCACTCTTGATACTACTGATTATGAATATAACAAGAACCCTAGTTTTATTGCTAGTGCCACTAGATCTGGTTCTACCGTTACCATCATCTCTGAGTTACCTCACAGACTGAATACTGGTGATGGTATCATCATCAGAAATATTACTGATAGTACTAACACAGCAGGTACATTTAACGCTGGTTATAACGGCAACTTTACTGTTGCTTCTGTTGTGGACGATATGACGTTCACTTATACAACAGCAACCACACCAGGTTCACCTTCTACAAACGATGTCACAGTAAGAAACACATCACTTCCAAGATTTGAGAGATCAGACTTAAAATCTAACCTGTATATTTACAGAAATGAAGTTATCTCTGAGTATATTGAGGGTGTACAAGATGGTATCTATCATGCCATTGTACTGAACGCAGACAATGCAATTCCAACAGAATTTACTGATCTTGAGTATTCTCAAAATGTTGTAAATCTATATCCAAGTTTGGATAGAGATAACGCACTTAACTATTCTAACCCAAGTGCTTCCGTATCATTTGCTAAGAGAGCACCTTTAGGTGAGGTTGTTACTAACGATGTTCAGTCTAGCCTTACAAGAGAGACAATAGACAAAACTCTCAAGACACTTTATATTGGTCATGATATCACTGCCACAACTGGTGGTTCTACTAGTGATACAATTACATTCTCTAGAGAGCACGGACTTTCTGGTCTGGTAACATTTACTGGATTTATTGATGGTGGTACTGGACACACCAATGGCACATATAATAATGTCAAACTGTTTAATGAGACTGGTTTAACAAACTGGGATGGTGCTACCGCTAACATTACAGTTGTTGGTGGTGCTGTTACCACTTGTGATATTGTATCACATGGTTCTGGATACTCTGCTGGCGATTATTTCTTTGATACAGCAGCAATGGGTGGTTCTGCTGATGCTAAGATCACAGTTGATGCTGCTGGTATTACTACTAACATCGGTGATGTTGTTCAGTTTACAGGACAACAATTCTTCTATGGTGGAGAACAGTTACATAGAATTACTTCTATTCCTGCTGCTAATCAGATCTCCATCGCTAAAACTGCTGGTGATGCTCTGATTGACTCTGATCGTCAATATGCATTTATAGTTGGTCAATCTGCACAAATTAGTAATATTTCAGCAGTGGACTCTACAAGTGGTATTGTAACTGTTACCACCACTAGACCTCACAGTTTGTTTGCTGGTAATGGTTTCCAAATTATTGACTCTAGTAATAACAATCTGGGTCAGTATCTGGTCAACGACAGAGTTGGCATCCTGACATTCTCTGCCAAGACAAACAAATCTATCAGTGCTAATGATGGTTTTGTTCTGAAGCGTGGTATGGATGTCAACCTTGGCGATACCAACATTGAGTCCGAGAACATTGCCGTAAGAGCTGTACCTTTCTATGATAATGAATCACTCGAAATTGTAGCATTTACTTCCGATACTCAAATCAGGGTTACAAGTCCTGCTGATGCATCTGCCATCACTAAGAGATTCCCACTTGGATGTTATATTCAGACTGATAATGAGATTATGAGAGTTGCTAGTAGCACTCTTGGTGGTACCAATAATGATGAAATAACAGTAATTCGCGGTTCGATGGGAACCGACCAGAAGACACATGCTGTTGGTTCTAAATTAACTAAGATTAATCCAGTTGCCGTAGAATTTAGAAGACCATCTTATGTAAGAGCATCTGGTCACACATTTGAATATCTTGGTTATGGACCTGGTAACTATTCTACTGCTCTGCCACAAGTTCAGACAATTACATTAACTGAGAAAGAACAATTCCTCAACCAAGCACAAGAAAGAGCTTGTGGTATTGTTGTTTACACTGGTATGAATAGTTCTGGTGACTTCTTCATTGGTAACCAGAAGAAATCTTCTGCCACTGGTGAAGAAACTAATTTTGACACACCATCTCCTGGTGATGAAGGTGGTAAGAGTGGAGAAGGTGGTAATAACATCTTCAATGAAATTATTATCAAGAATAGAATCATCGTTGAGGGTGGTGACACCAATCAAGATATTTCTGAATTTAATGGACCTGTTAACTTCAACGAGAAAGTTACAATCAATAATGAGTTAGCACTCAATGGTCCACTGAGAATCTCTGACCCAACCCAGTCTACTTCTACTACCACTGGTGCTGTAACAGTTGTTGGTGGTGTTGGTATTGGTAAGAACTTAAATGTTGGTGGAGATACTAACATCGGTGGAGATCTTACAGTTGAGGGTAGTATTAATATTGATCCTGGATCTGGTGGTGCTACATTTGGTAACTTGCAGTTTGCCGTTACTGATGACAACACCATTGATATTAAGGCAAATCAAGGTAACTTGAAGTTGGGTGCCGATGCCACAACCAATGGCACGGTTGCTATTCAGACTAACACTACTATTGTCGGTGTTCTGAGTGTAACTGATGATATTACAGCATTCTGGTCATCTGACTCTAGACTCAAAGAAAATATTAATCCTATTGATCATGCTGTACAAAAAGTTGGTGAACTTGGTGGATATCATTTTGATTGGAATGAATTAGCAACTAATTCTGGACATGATATTGGACTTATTGCTCAAGAGGTTCAATCAGTTCTTCCTGAAGCAGTTGTTGAGAGAGATAATGGATACCTTGCTGTTGATTATCATAAAGTAATACCACTTTTGGTACAGTCGATCAAGGAACTCTCTGCCAGAATTGATCAATTAGAATCCAGATCAATGGGCGGTCTACCACCTCTATAAATAACTAAAAAAGTAGTATAAGATGGCGAATATTCGTAAGTCATTTAATTTTAAGAATGGCGTTCAGGTTGATAATGACAAGTTTATTGTCAACCCGAATGGTTTGGTTGGTATAGGAACCACAATACCAAGAGAATTACTTGATGTAAGAGGAACCACTAAAGTCACTGGTATTCTGACTGCCACTGATGTTCATGGTTCTCAAATGTTGGTGAGTGGTGTTGGCACTATCACCAACTTTACTGATGGTTTTCTGCAGATTTCATCTGGAATTATCACCGCTGTAA